GTCCCGCTTCGTCAGCTTCTTCTTCGCCACGAAGTCGAGCGACGCAAAGCTTAGCTGGTCCATCGGCAGGCCCCCTCGAATCAAAGACCCCAGTGTGCCATGATCCGCGGGCTGTTCAGAGGTTCCTAAGGTCACATGGATTTGCAGCAGCACCTAATCCGCCAGATGGCGTTCTCTCACGCCACGTTCGGCCCCGGCGAGCGCACCAAGGGCGTTGTTGATCACATCCGCAAGGAGCTGGTCGAGGTGCTGGATGCCAACGGCGAGAGCGAGGAGTGGGTTGACGTTGTGATCCTGGCGCTCGATGGGCTGACTCGTCGTCTGGCATACTGCAACGGCGTGAGGCGCGATCCTAACGAAGTCGCGGCCATGGCGTGCCGAATGATCGAGGGCAAGCAATCGCGGAACGAGGCGCGCGACTGGCCGGATTGGCGGACGATGAGCAAGGATCGGGCGATTGAGCATGTCCGCCCGACATTGGACGCCCAAGATCGTGGCAATTTTTGAAACGTGGAGAAATCTCAGCCATGAAGACGCAGATCATCATCGAGCATGAAACTGTCGAGGCTCTGAAATCGTCGGAGCTTTGGGAGCAGATCGCTGCTCTGATGTTTGCCAAGGGGCCGCTGTCAGTCATCATGGTTGGCATCACGGACGACGATGAAACCGAAGACACGGAGTAACCTCGGATTATCAACAAGGGAGAGCGCCCCGTGATTGCCGAAACCACAATCAGCCCAGGCGAGATTAGCCGTGCCAAGCGCGCTGTCGTCGTGTTGATGGAAGTGTTCAAGGCCGCAAACGGGGGCAAGCAGGCTTCGCTTGAATTGCGCAAAGACGTTCAGGCCCTGATCGGGCTGATCCGAAAGATCGAAAACCTCTAGGAGATAGGTCCGATGACGGTTGTCAGCGCCAACGGCGATCACAGGCTCTCTCAGAGCGAAATGGCGGACTACGAATATCAGCAACGTCTGATCGGCCGCGAGAAGTTGGCCCGTCATTTCCAGAACGCCGACGAGTTATCGAACGCTGTGGTACGGTTGCGATAGGTTCGTGTCGGTTTTTTCACCTGTAATCGGACAACAAAAAACCCCGCTCGAGATTTCTCCCGGCGGGGCTTGTGAGTTTGTCATCTACGCGCGTCTGACGTGAGTAAGAGCGCGCTGAGCCGTTCCGTGTCCAACACCGTAAATGCGCGCGACCTCGCGCACAGACGGCAAGTCGATGCCCGCCTCCCTTATCCGGCGGAGTTCTTCGACAACCCGGTCTTGTGCCGTCAAGGGAACGACCTCGATGACGCCGGGCCTGGGATCTGCGCGCCTGCGATGGAACGCAAATCCGATGAGTGCGAGCCCTCCCATCTCGACCGCAAGCGGCAAAGTCAGGGGATGCACCGTGTCGATCAGATCAGCGGCCCACCCGAACCGCTTATGCATGCCGGACTGATCGACAGGGGCGCCAGCCATCTCGAGGGCAGACCGTGCCGTTGCGAGAGCCGTCCTCGCCTCAGCGGTATTCCCCCGAGCCGCCACGCAATCACGCGGCGGGGTTCCATTCCTGCGAACCGTCTCGCAGGGCTGGGATTCCAAGTCTTCGAGCTGACCAACACGGGCGATCGCGCGGTCGTATTCGCTCTGGGCCAGAGACTGGCGGTGGTTGGATCGGGCGGCGGCTTGCTGCTCACGCGCGTGGACCCCTCGCTCGATGGCCACGATTACCGTATGAGAGATGCCGCCGAGGAGCGTGATGCTGGCACACAGGAGCACGCTCCATAGGCCAGACCTCCAACTATGCTCCGCTACAGGAACCGCAATTGCCATCGCGACAGGCAGGGCAACTGCGGCGAGGCCGATCCCCGTGTAGAGGTTGGCCCATCCCAGGAAGTCGATATTCTGCAGGACCTGGGAGCCGATCAGGACGACCCCAGCCAGCATTGCCAGGACCCTGAGGCTTAGTGTAAGAAGGCACGTCATCGGTGACCTCGCAGTTCCGATGTGTACGCTGGGGTCGGGGTACCATCCCCTGTCCAGCGCCCTGCCGCAGGCAGGTGTCAGTCTCCGGGCACTGTCACCAGGGGCTGGCATCCGCCTGCGGCGCGTCTTGCCAATGGCTTTACGGTCGTCGACGGGCGAGGTCCAAGGCCATCACGGGGATGGCGATAAGCCCGACGGCGGCAACCAGGAAGCGCAGGTCGATCTGGCTGATGCCAGCCTCGCGAACGGCGTTCCCGCAGACCATGACTCCGACGAGAAGGCCGGCCATTGCCAGCCACTCCGGAGGAAACCTCCGGGAGGGCGATCACCGTCGATCCGTACTGGGGCGGACCTTGTGTCGACGGCCTCGAGCTTGCAATCTGGGTCAAGCCTAAGCCTCAATCCGATCGGAACGGGGAGGACGCCGCCGATCGTCATATTGGCCGTAGTGTTACCCTTGCGTCGAGCTCGCCCCTTGATGGATCGCCCACCGGGAGGTTCTCTCCCCCGCCAGGGCGGGATGCCCTTGAAGACGGTGAGTAGTGTGATCACAGGAACTGGTTAGGTTCTCCCCACCCTATGCTCGGCTGGCTTCACTGCCGCTTCGGATGGTTCGCGTCTATGATCTTATTATAGCATATTTTTGGCCGACGAAAATAGGAAATAGATGTAATAATTATCACTTTAACGTGATTTGATGTCGGTTTTTGGCCGACATATCTAGTGATCATGACAGATGTTCCAGTCAAACGAGGACGTGGCCGACCCCGCACAGACGAGGCTGCGGCGCTCGTCCGCGTCAACGTCCGTCTTCCCGTCGCAGTGGAAGCAGCTATTAGGCGGGTTACCGCCGCGCGCAAAGACGGCGGCGATATGGCCGACACCCATCGCGCGCTGCTTGTCGATGCCCTTGAGCGCATGGGTGAACTATGAAAACAAACGCCCACCTCTACGTGATGAAATCGCCTAACGGCACGATAAAACTGGGTCATTCGAAGCAGCCGAATGTTAGGCGTCGCCAGATAGAGTTGCAGTTGAATACGACGTTGAAGGTCATTCATGTGACCGAGATCATCCTCAATGCCGAGCGGGTTGAGCGGCTGGCCCACCGGCTTCTGGCTGTCGCAAAGAAGCGCGTCGGCGAGCAAGGTGAATGGTTCTCGGCCTCGGTGGACGAAGCGATCGCGTCGATTGAGCAGGCAATTAGAATTGCTAACGGTGAGTTAGACGAGCCCGTTTGGCCGAAGCGCTTCACTGATCGTCCGACGCCGGGCAGCAATACATTCTCTATGCGTCTCGACCCCGATCTTAAGCAGCGCCTCCAAGCGCTCGCCGACGCTGATCGGCGGAGCCTTACGAACTATATTGAGCTGGTTCTTGAGCGGCATGTTCGAGACTGGGTGCGACACCCTGCCACATAGCAAAGCGTAGTTACTTGCGAAAAATGCAAGAAAACCGCTTGCGCAAATTCCACGGCGCGGGTATAGAAATCAGTATAGTCAGCAACTGCGCCCGGCACCCACCAAGGATGTCCGGGCGTTTTGCTTTCTGGTCAATCTGCCAACACCCACACAGCGCGGCACCTCACGCACCCGATGCACTCACGTGCCCCGGCGCTGTACCGGCGTGTGACGATGGACCGGTTCCGACTATCCGAAATCTCACCCCCCCTTAGTGCTGCGTTCCCCCTCAAGAGTAGACAGCAAGGGAGAGATCAGATGCGCAAGTTGATTCGGGCTGACGCGAATGTAGGCCGGTGCATCGTGCTGCACGTCACCCAGCCCGGAGAGCCTAGTACATCCTGACGCGGACCAGTGCTGAGAACGCGGCGGGCTGGTGCGTAGACGATCCCGGCCCGCCGTCCCCTACTCTCGAATTCCAAGTTACCCGGCGGGAGATATCTCGATCGGGGGTCGGCCAGCGGCATTTCAATCAGGTGGCAGCAGACCCCTCTGTGCCTTTTTGATGCCGCTGGCCACACTTCATCAGCTTGCGATAGGCAACAGGAAATGCTGGACAAAGTCAATGGCGAGTTGATCGAAGGGCTCGGCCGCAGTTTTGTGGTCGTTCCGCTCCGCAAGTGGGCCGACACAGAGATGTGGACCGAGGCGCGGGCCAAGGCCGCCGCCGCTTTCGGCAAGAAGGGCGCTCTCTATCCGGTGCAGATCAGCGAGGACGATGTCCTTGTCCAGGAGTATCCAGCGCAGCAACGGCTCGCTTTCCTGTTCCACCGTAAGGTGGCCGGCCGGTCCTACTACATGCCCGTCGTCATGATTTTCGACGAGCGCACCGTAGCCAGCCTGAAGATGGCAGGTCGGTGGAAGATGGACGGGAGCGTCCACTGATGGCCTACATTCGGAGCGTCCACTGATGGCCTACATTCTTGGGAACATCCCTTTTTTCGAGTGTCTTGTCCGCCGCGAGTACACACGCAACCGGGTGGACCGACAAGGCGAATTCCTGCCAGCCGTTGCCCATGCCATTCGGTGCCAGCGCGGCGACAGCCTGCTGTTTCAGTGCGTCTTTACCGAGACATTCGGCGGTGCCAGCTTCTTGGTGCCGATCGAAGCGATCTGCTGGAAGCCCTGCCCGCCATTGCCAGCGGTTGCCGTGCAGCCGTGGGATTGCTTCTCGCCCGACTTTGGCGTTTGCGAGTTCGATCTACTGCGTCGCGGCCGCGCCTTTCTGCTGCCGGACAAAACACCGGCAGAGTATCGGTTTACGGTGGACTGGACTGGCAACGATCTCGCGCTTCACTTCGAGCAGCACAAGCACCTGCACGTCGTTTTTTCCGGGACTGGCCACGTCTGCGCGGTTCCGAACAATCGCTTGATCTGGGACGATCCCGCCTTTTGGAAAGCCACGGAAGAGCGCCCGGACTTCACGGCTCTCTCTGGCGATTTCCGCGCCGAAGGTATGCCGAGGACCGAGACATGCGCCAAGCCCGCAGGGTACGAGAAGTCACCGTCTCTTCGCGCCCACGCGCCGACCGTCGACGGAGATTGGCTATGATCCTGGATCTGCTCGACTTCCTCGCTCGACCGCAGGACTACGCGTTCACCTACCGCAACCGCAACGGCGAGTTCTACCTTGTGCGCATCTCAGACCTTCCGCCAGAGGCCAAGATCCGATGACACCCAGGTTCGATTGAGTGGCGCCCGACCAACGCGGAACAGACCGGCACCTACGCGATGTTGCCACAATAGCCACTGATTTGCGCTTACAGTTAATCATTTTGGCCAATCGTCCGGCCTATAGCCGCGTAGGTAGGCTTCGACTAGTCGTCTCTGTGGCTCTCGGACAACACGACGTCCCGTCTCAAGGTCGTGCTGCATCTGGCGGCGTTGGATCCCTTGATAGCCGAGCATCGTCGCTAGCTGCTCAAGGGTAAGCCCGAGACGCTTTCGCGCTCGGGCCATGTCGTTAGGTGTCATTGCGTCAGGCTGCATTTTGCACGATCGTTGGCTTGACAACTTCAAACCCATGCATGGCGTTTTTAACAATGTCGGCCTTTGCTTCTTCAGTGATTGTCGTGGATATCTTTTCTTCTCTGCCAAGGCCTGTGTAACGCTGGACAATCTGAATCTTTTCAAACGCTGTGAGCAACCAGCCCACGGTCGAACGGGTTAAAACAAGGCGGTTTGCAATGCCGCTGCGTGCAGTCTCGCTTACGCATGTGACGGTTGTTCCTGGACGATTGGCCACTTTCACACCAGCGCGTTCGAGTCTTTCTTCCGCGCTTAGGACAAGTTCCTTAACCGCAAATGCCGTGTAGGTGTGTGTGGTGGCGCGGCCGTTGACCCCGTTAACCAGAGCTTCGAGTTCGGGTGGCATCGGTAAATTTGTTTGCTTGCGGTGTGCAACAAGCGCGTCACCGGACAAGCGCTTGTCATGCTCGCGAGCTTCGCGGTAAGTTTCATCCTTTGGGTTGGCTTAATGCCGTGTTGACCATTTCAATCTAGCACATCTGCGGCGTATGTCAACAGCCATACTTCACTTATTTTGCAGATAGCCAAAATGCCCGAGAGGGAGCAACCCGATGGCCAAGACACCACCACGACGCACCAAATCTAAGACACCACCCCCCGCCAAGCGGGTGCCAAAGCGCAAGCTGACCCCGAAGGTCCAAGCCACACCACGCCAAGTCGACCTCGAAGAAGCAATAGCCGCTAAGAAGGCAGTCAAGATCGACCGCCAACCTCTCCGCCCAGCATCCAAGCCGACACCACACCACGTCTCGTCCGCAGTAGAGCGCGCCATCGCTCGAGCCGAAGGCCGGGAACTCCCAGAGCCTGACCATCCGAGCACGGTTCCCTACTCCGAAAAGAGCCGGGAGACACTGCTCAAAGGTCCAGCACCAGGGGCGGCGTCGACACCACCGCCTCCCCCGCCAGTGACCGAGGCAGTGCCGACACTCCGAGGCCGGCCGTCCAAGTACGAACCGGAGTTCGCAGAGCGCGCTAAGGAGATGTGCGAGCGCGGTGCGACCGACTACGATCTGGCCGAAGAGTTCGAGGTGAACGTCACAACGATCTGGCGCTGGCAGACCAGATACGACGAATTCTGCAATGCTCTCAAGGCGAAAGCCGGTTACGACGACCGGGTCGAGCGGTCATTGGCACAGCGTGCAGTGGGCTACACCTACGATACACAGAAGGTGTTCTGCTTCCAGGGCACCGTTGTCCGCGCTGACGTCGTCGAGCACGTGCCGCCTGATCCTGGCGCTTGCAAGCTCTGGCTGGCAGCGAGGAAGCCGAAGGAGTGGCGCGAGACACAGCGCCTTGAGCACACTGGCCGGGACGGCGGGCCGATCGAAACCGTCAACCGCTCCGACATGGTGGTCGCCCGCCGGCTGGCATTCGCCATGGCTCGAGCTCTGTCGCAGCCATCCATGGTGATCGATGTCGAACCGGCAGCTTAGTGGCGGAGCGTCGTTCAACGAGTTCCTGGCCGCGTTCAAAGCGCTCCCGCCCGAGGAAAAGCAGGCAGCCGAGCAGTTCGCCGATCAAGTGTGCAGCGACATGCTGTGGGTTCCAAACCCGGGACCGCAGACGCAGGCGTACTACTGCGAGGCGGATGAGCTGTTCTACGGCGGCGCCGGCGGAGGCGGTAAATCGTCCCTGCTTTGCGGGTTAGCCGTCAACGAGCACTACGACATCCACTTGTTCCGCCGTGAAAGCGTGCAGCTGCGCGGACTCGTAAAGGAGCTTACGACGATACTCGGCTCGTCCGACGGGCTCAACAACCAGACAGGGCTATGGCGCCTACCAACAGGTCAGACCATAGAGCTCGCGGGCTTGAAGGACGAAGACGACAAGGTCGATTGGCAGGGACGGGCTGCCGACATGAAAGGCTTCGACGAGATCACGCACTTCAGCCGGTCGCAGTATGAATTCGTAATCGGCTGGAACCGCTCGACCAGAGAAGGGCAGCGGTGTCGGGTGGTCTCAACTGGCAACCCGCCGCTCGACGAGAACGGTCTGTGGGTCATCGAGTATTGGGGGCCGTGGCTCGACGAGACACACGACGATCCGGCCGCTCCAGGGGAGCTGCGCTACCCGGTGCGCGTGTCCGAGGACAGCGACGAAACCCGCGAAGTTTTCTACCGCACGAAGGAAGAGGCGTTAGCGCACCTCGCGACATTCTCTCGACCGCCGCGCGACCTCGACGGGAATATCCTACCGCCGCGGTCGCGGACATTCATTCCAGCACACCTCGAGGACAACCCGGATCTGATGCGGTCGGGGTATGCGGCGGTTCTGGACCGCATGCCCAAGGAACTCCGCGACGCACTCCGCGACGGTAAGTTCAAGTCGTCGTTCGTCGACGACGAATTCCAGGTGATCCCGACAGAGTGGATCGTCGCAGCCCAGGCAAGGTGGACGCCGAAGCGGCCAGCCAACATCGGCATGACGTCGATCGGGGTCGACATCGCGCAAGGCGGCGCAGATCGGACGGTCCTGGCGCCACGGTATGGCGACTACTTCGAGCCGCTCATCATCAAGCCAGGCCGCGAGACGCCGGACGGACCGACCGCCGCCGCGCTGGTAATCGTCCACATGAGGGACGGAGCGACAATCAACATCGACCTCGGCGGGGGCTGGGGCGGTAGCTGCTACGACTTCCTGAAGGGCAACGACCTCGTCGACATCACCGGCATCGTCCCAGGGGCGGGATCAACCGGCCGGTCGCTGGACGGCAAGCTGTCGTTCCGCAACATCCGAGCCGAGATGTGGTGGCGGTTTCGCGAATCGCTCGACCCCACAAGCCCGTTCAAGATCGCACTGCCGCCAGATCCTGAGCTTCGGCGCGAGCTGGCCGCCTGTAAATGGAAGCCGATCTCTGGCTTGATGATCCAGATCGAGGACAAGGAACTCATCAAGAAGCGCCTCGGGCGATCGCCGGACAAGGGCGACGCCGTGGTGATGGCGTGGTTCTCGGGCGACACAAAGAAGCGGCGGCGCGAGGATAGGCCCAAACGGGGACAAATGCAGGACAAGGCCGATATCGGGGGCCGCAAGCTTCACTCGGACTACCGCCGCAGTCGCAGCAGCCAGGACGATGAAGGCTCAGACGGCGGCGAGCAAGGCTAAGTCGTTGAAATTCGGTCTCGTTCAGCGATCCGTTGCTGAAACAGCAGCAACAACAATGGCTTAGATCTAAGTTATTGAAATATAGTCTGTTCCAGACATAAAGGAGAGTCAAATGGGTGGTGGTGGAGCTTCAAAGCCCCCTGCGCCGCAGCCGCCGTCGGCCATGCCGGTGGAGGACTCAATCGCATCAAAGCGAGAGGCCGCTGCGATCGCGACGCAGCGCGCCGGCGCAGCATCGCGCAACGCCAACGACCTCAACCAGGACCGGGACGCTGGCGACAAAGAGCCAGCGATTACGCGCGCCCAACTCGGCGCGGTCCAGCAGTTCGGCCCCCAGCCGCGCCCGACCGGGCCACGCGGGGATAAGTCGCTTCGAGGTCCGCAGGCCGCCGCATCAATGAGCGCCAGCGGCATGGGCGCACCAGCCATCATCACTGGCTAAAGGGAGACGTCAGCATGTCAGGCAAACAGGCACCACCGGCACCACCGCCACCGCCACCACCATCGCCGCCGCCAAAGGTTGACCCGAACGCTTTTGCCGACAAGCAGACCAAAGCTGTGGGTGTATCGGCATCGGCTGCTGAGCGGGAAGCGGCCGAAGAGACAAAGAGCAAGGGGCTTGGGGCTACTGGCGCAGCGCCACAGACCCGTAAGCGGACAGGTAGCGTCACCAAGGACCCAGCCGCTGCGGTGTCAAACATGAACGGGGCGCTCGCCTCACCAGCCGTCCTTACCGGTTAACCAGGAGACCCTAGCATGTCTGGAAAGAAATCTTCTGCCGCCGCCCCTGTTGCAGCCCCGGCGCAGGTGCAGACGCCCGACGTCGACGTGGCTCAGCTTGCCGCGAAGAAGGCGCTGGAGGCTCGGGGCGACGCCTCAGCCTCAACGTCGGCGACCAATGCAGACGACGAGTCCGACGGCCTGAAGTCGTCGACCATGCTGGCATCCACTGGCCAGCCACAGCGGGGGGCGGCACCACCCCCTGGCGGTCAGCCTGCCGCCCGCCGGAAGCCTAAGCCAGCCATGGACCCGGCCGCCGGCATGGTGTCCCCCATGGGCGGCATGGGTGGCCCAGCAGTTCTAACCGGTTGAGGTAAAACTATGGGCGGAGCCAAGCAATCCACGCCGACGACGGCATCTCTCCCGCCGCCGCCGCCGCCGACAATCGAGTACGACCCGTCGACGTCGGCCGCAGAGGGCGCGCTCGCTGCACAAGCCAAGCAGTCCTACGCATCAAGCGTCGACGGCGAGGAAAAGAAGGCCAAGGACGGCCAAGCCGGTCTGGCGTCCACCGCCGCATCACCAGCCAACACTCGCACGCAGACGCAGACCAAGAAGCGGCGCGATGCCGGGGCTGCACCGATGATGACGCAACAGGCTGGCCTCGGCGGCACAGCAGTTCTGACAGGATAAGATGAGCCACCTCGGCCGGGAGATGCTGCAACTCGGGGATTCCCTTTTTGCGAAGAAGGCCAACCTCGACAGTCTCCACCAGACGATTGCCGAGTTGATCTACCCCGAGCGGGCTAACTTCACGCGCGAGCGCACCGACGGCGACGAGTACGCCGACAATATGTACGAGTCGATCCCGGCCCAGGCTCGCCGCGATCTGGCTGGTGCGATCGGCGCTATCCTCCGCCCTCGAAGTAAAGAGTGGTTCCGGCCCGAGCCCGCCGACGATTGGCGCAAGACGCACGCCGCCAACGTTTTCAGCGACTACGCCCGCGATGTCATGCGGCGGCAACTTTATAGCGGACGGTCGCGGTTTCAGAAGACCATGGCCGACTGCGACGACGATTTCGTGTCGTTCGGCAACGCGGTCCCGATCCTGACGGAAGCCCCTGACCGATCCGGCTACCTCTTCGAGATCAGCCACCCTCGAGACAACGCATGGTCGGTCAATCGCTCTGGCGATGTCGACGTCAACCACCGTAAGTTCAAGAAGACGCTCAGGGCCGCCGTCCAGCAGTACGGCCTCGACATGCTCACCCCGTCCCAGCAGGAGCGGCTTGAGAAGGCGCCATACGAAGAAATCACTCTCCGCCACGTCGTCATGCCAGCGGCCGACATCGGGCGGTACGACCTACCCCGCGGCAAGCTCGGCGGCAAGCCGTTCGCATCCCTGACGATAAACCCCGACAGCGGCGTGCTCATGCGCGTCGGTGGGTACTGGGAGTTCCCGATCCTCCATCGTCGCTGGCGTGTGAGCGATAGCGCCTATGGGTATTCCCCGGCTGCAACGCTGGCCCTTGTCGACGGGCGCGTTCTTCAGTCCCAGGCCCGCGTGATCATGGACGCCGGCGAACTGGCCGTGGCACCACCACTGCTCGCCAAGCGCGATGCTGTGCTCGGTAGCGTCAAGAACTACCCGGCCTCGGTCACGTGGCTCGACATGGACTACGACGAGCGGTTCGGTGACATCGTTCGTCCTCTCGAGACCGGCGGCAACGTCAAGATCGGCCTCGACATGAAGGTCGACACCCGCCAGATCCTGCAGGCGGCGTTCTTCCTGAACAAGCTTTCGCTGCCGTCCGATCGCAGCATGACGGCCTATGAGGCGTCCGAGCGCGTTGCCGAGTACGTCCGGTCGGCGGGCCCGGTGTTCGAGCCGTTCGAGGCAGACAACGAGCGCGTGCTGTCGACGCTGTTCATGATGAACATGCGGCTCGGCTACTTCGGCCCGGTCGAGTCGATCCCAGCCGAGATCAAGGCCGGCGAAATCAACTGGGTATTCGATACCCCAGTCTCCCAAGCCTACAAGCGCATCAAGGTCCAGAAGGCTCGGGAGACGGTCGAGCTTCTCACCCCGCTTCTCCAGATCAAGCCCGAGGTCGTCGACAACGTCGACCTCGACAAGATGACTCGCGACACGATGGAGAACCTCGGCGGCGAGGCCTCGTGGCTCGTCCCGATTGAGAAGATCAAGGAAGAGCGCGATGCGCGCGCCGCCCAGATCGCCGAGATGGAAGAGATGAAGAAGGCCGATGCGATGGCCGGCCTCGCCGACAAGGCGGCCGGGGCCGGAGCCAAGGCCGCAGGCGCGGTGCCGATGCTGCCTCAGCTTCAAGCGATGTTCGGCCAGCAGCAGCAGGGGCAGCAAGAGCAGCCGATCGATCCGCTCGACGACTTCCCAGACGTCGAGGACCCGTTCGCTGACATGATGGCAGGTGTTCAATGAGCCTCATGCCCAACACGCGCAAGCGCCCGCTGCACACCGGTTTCGTCAAAGAGCGTACCCTGCATTTGCCGCTTGAGCGCGACCCCTGGATGCCGCCGCCCTACGACAACAGCGACGTCGTCGCGTTCCGGGCGCTGCGTGAAGGCCGAGCCGATGGCTACCAGCAGATGCGGGCCATGGAGTGGATCGTGTTCGCGTCTGGCACCTACGAAAACCCGTTCAGGCCAGGCGGCACGGACGCGGACAGAGCAACCAACTTTGCAATGGGCAAGCAGTTTGTCGGTCAGCAGATCGTCAAGCTCATGAACACGCCCGTGCGCAACGACGAGCAAGGGGAACAAGACTAATGCCTCCGATGATGAACGACGACGCCGACGCGCTCGATGCCGATGACACGGTCGATACCGGTGCTGATGAAGGTGGTGCGGGTACGCAAGAGACCACCAAGGTTGCTGCTGGCGCCGCCGACAAGGCGACCGACGGTCAGATGACCGCCGCCAACTGGGACGAGAAGTGGCGCGACAAGATGATTGCCGGACTGCCCGAGACGCAGCGCGAGAAGGCCAAGCCGTATCTGGCCAAGCGTTCGTCCCCCTACGACGTTCTAAACGCTGCGCTGTCGGCCGACGCCAAGATCAGCGAAGTGACGCGCGATCGGGTCAAGATCCCAACCGGCAAGAACGACGACCCGAAAGAGGTCGAGCGGTTCCGCAAGGCGATGGGCATCCCCGAGAAGCCCGAGGACTACAAGTTCGAGATCCCCAAGGAATACGGCACCCCTTCGGAGCTTGACACCGAGCTGATCGGCGAATTCCAGCAGGAAATGCACGCGGCCGGCGCGAACCAGAAGCAGGTCGAGGTCGCCAGCCGGATGTACTTCGCCGTCCAGCAGCGCGCCAATGCAGCCAAGGCGGCTGAAGCCATGGCACTTGATCGCAAGGGCGAGCAGGAAATCAAGGGCTTCCACGGCAAGGCGTTCCCCCAGGTCGTCGAGCTCACCAACCGGATGATGGCCGACGGTCTCGGCAAATACGGCTGGACAGAGCCCCAGCAGCGTACCGACTTCCTGTCGATGCGGCTTGAGAACGGCCAGAAGCTCGGTAGTTTCCCCCCGTTCGTCAACTTCATGGCGGACCTTGCCAAGGAACGGGCCGATGAAGGCGCGTTCGACATGGGCGACGGGGACGACGGCGAAGACACGAATGCCCAGATCGCCAAGATCATCGCCACGCGCGACACCGATCCGAAGGGTTACGCGCGAGCCGATACCCAGGCGACCCTCGACAAGCTGATCGCCAAGCAGCAGCGGATGTCAAGGCGGAAGTGACGCGGCGCGGGCTATGACCGGAGCACCCGATGGACAGTCTTGACAAGTTTCTCGCGTGGTTCGACGGCTTCAGCGAGAACATCCCCGACCAGCCCGACGCCAAGCAATGGGCGCGGGTATGTTCTCGGATCAAAGCGCTTGAGGCGGCGGCAGAGTCACGGCCGCCTGTTGCGGCCACCCCGGTTGCGCCCCGCGCGCCGGTCGTTGTCCAGCCGCCACCACCTCCGACCTTCGCCAAGACGACACCGGAATGGAGCGCGCGCTACCAAGTCAAGCTGATCGAGATCGGCCTCGACGATGAAAGTGCCCGCGACATGGTCAACTCGACAGACGTCGACCTCGGCATCATGCCCGAGGATCGCGCCCGAGAAGATGCTGGTCCAATGATGAACTGAAGAGGTGGTGATGGACGAGAGCACGACAAAACCAAGAGACGAGCCGGTGCTGGTCGAGGATCAAAAGGTTCTGAGCGTCACCACCCGCCACGCCCGTTGCGTCCTGCTGATGCGCGGGACGGACATCATCAAGGCTCGCCGCCAGCCGGTTTGGCTCAACGGCGGGCTGGTACGCGTTATCGACTGAAGTTCGCACCTGTAAGGAATCCTTACAAGTGCACCATTCTCGGTTCCATCGACACGTCCATTCCGATGTGTCGATCCGATCAACACAAACCCCATTTCCAGTTTGGTCCTTTACGCCCGGCACCCCAGAATACCCGGCCCGAGCAGCACGACCCTTAGACCCAGGACAGCACCGATCGACTCACACGGCGGCATTCGTGTCGGCCCGTCGCACCTTCGCGTGCGCGGCACCCCGATCCAACGCCACCTGCGGGCACCCGACGCGCCGTTCTCCCGGACTGATCCCAACCGGCTCAACTCAGGAGAGATACAATGGCCGACATCACAATTATGCAGACGAAGTACAACATGGAGTTCACTCCAGTGTACGAGCAGAAGCAGTCCCACCTCCGTGGCACTGTAACGACCGAAGGCGACGTCAAGGGCGACAAGTTTATTTTCATCATCGAAGGTGTGGCCGACGAGGCCGTTACCCGCGGTGCGAACGGCAACATCCCTTACGCTTCGGACGACCAGTCGAGCCAGACGTGCGTGCTCGCCGAGTCGCACCACCTCGCCCGCAAGAACAACTTCCAGATCGTTTCATCGTCGGTGCCGCAGCGCACGTCGATGCAGCGCCGCGGTGTTGTCTCGATCAATCGCAAGACCGACAACCTCATCCTGACGCAGCTCGCAACCACCACGTTCGCGACGAACGGTGGCGGGACCATCGCCGGCATGGGTCTCGGCTCGCTGCTCGAGTCGACGGCCATCCTTGCCGCCAACCAGGTCCCTGACGATGGCGAGCTCTACGGCTTGCTGACTCCAATGGCATGGGCGCACGCGATGAAGATCAACCAGTTCGCCAGCGGCGACTGGGTGCCAGACCGTCCCT